ATCAACACTATTCGGGAAAGCATCAGTTGCATCGTTATCAGACCAGGTAAAGGGAGATACTTTCAAAACCTTTATCGTGTTAAATGATGGTGTAGATGGTACTGCCCAGTTGTTTGCTGAATTTTCCCATAGTTTATAAACATAATGCGTTGCTGTATCCAAACTTGTGTATCTCTTATAATTGTAAAGAGTACCGACACCGTCAACGGGTGGTAATTCGTCGGGTGGGTTACCATCGGGTGATCCTGCAAATCTAAATGGGTGTGTTGGACTTGCATTGTTGAAGGTATACGTCGTACCTTCGTAAAGTGTGAGTGTCGCCTGTTGATCACCGTCTATAAAGTATTTACCACCTGATTCTGAAACTGTAAACGTTTTATCCGGTGCCGTTGGTCTAGGTAAAGTAAATTTAAGCATCATACTTCTAATAAGATCGCCCTTATTCATTGGTATGTTACACTCAACGGATGTATCGAAATTAGGATCACCATTGAACGGGGTTTCTATGGCTTCTATTGAAAATTTTGTGTGTCGTTTAAAATTCATTAGGAAATATGAAAATTCAGGTTCACCAGTAAGCCATTGGTCCTGGATACCAGTGACAGCAAGGTTTAGTTTACCAGCCATTCTTACTTTATGTGAGTAAAATTTTATAAATTAAAACGAGGCATTATGATAGATGAATCTTCAATTGAAAAAGTTCAAACCTGAAACCATGGCTGATGATAAAGTATGTGTTTTTATAGGTAAACGTAATACCGGTAAATCTACACTCGTTACTGATATTTTGTATCACAAAAAGCATTTACCAGCAGGAATAGTTTTATCTGCTACAGAGGAAGGTAATCATTATTATCAACAGTATATACCCGATCTTTTCATATACGGTGATTACGATAGAGAAGCTATCGAACGCGTTATGGATAGACAGAAAAAGCTTGTTGGTGCCGGTAAGTCAAACTGTGGTGCATTTCTTCTTTTAGATGATTGTATGTATGATTCCAAATTCATGAAAGATACTTGTATCAGACAATGTTTTATGAACGGTCGTCACTGGAAGATATTTTTCATGTTAACCATGCAATATTGTATGGATCTTCCTCCAGCTCTCAGAGCAAATGTTGATTACATTTTTATTTTGCGTGAAAATATAATTCAAAATCGGGAGAAATTGTATAAATCATTCTTTGGTATTTTTCCAACGTTTGAAATGTTTAATAAAGTCATGGATTCGTGTACAGAAAACTACGAGTGTTTAGTTTTAGATAATACGTCTAAGAGTAATAGAATAGAAGATTGTGTATTTTGGTACAAAGCAACACTTCGTAAGAATTTTAAAGTGGGTGCACCTCAATATTGGCAAACCCACAAAAAGATGTTTAATCCTAGACATGGTAATATGAAATTGGGTGATCGTAACGCAGTTAAAAAAACGACGGCATTAAAAGTTATTAAGAAAAAATGAATAGTTTACGAATTTTATCGAAACAATTATTACAGAAAAAAATTATAACACCGTTAGTTTATCCAGCGTACAATGAAATTACACCAGGTGGTGGTGAAAGTGATGAAGGATACCGTATATTGGTTGATATTTGTCATAGTACAAAAACCATATACGTAGATGAAGACATGTGTGACTACGATAAGTTAAACGATTTACCACGAATTATAAAAACGTTTGGGTGTTTATACCCTAAATACAAACTAATCAGTTAATTATTTTAAATTGTTACATTAAATGATAAGTGTTGTTATATTAAATTGGAAACGTCCCGATAATATAATAAACGATATATTACCAAAAATTGTTAATTACAAACTAGTTTCAGAAGTCATAGTATCTCACGGTAACAGTAAAACATACTTTGAAACACCAGAACTAAAAATGGTTAAACATTATCGAGATGAAAATATGAACACAAATTTAGGTGTCGCTTTACGATTTTCTAGGTCGTGCGATGCAAAAAATGATTGTATTTTGATAATCGATGACGATATGTTACCATCAGAAAATTACGTTAACAAAATGTACAAAGAGTATAAAAAGAATCCTAATGTGGTTATAGGTTCACAAAAAAGATACGTTTCCGAAACCAAAGGGTATTCAAATAAAAAGTTTTTAACGAACGATCAACAAATTGTATTAACTCAAATTTTAATGACAAACAAATCGATATGTAAAGATTTCATGAACGAAAAATATAAGATGAATGACTTCGCATTGAAAGCTAAACCAGTGTGGAACGGTGAAGATATATTATTAAATTTAATTTACATTAAAAATTATAATAAAACCCCGATTTATTTGAAACCAACCAACGACGATGTAAAGAAATTAAAGACCAATAACGCTATAAGCAGTGATACAGGACATTATAAATATAGAAGAGAGTTTTCTAAAGCAGCTTTAGAAAGATACGGTATTAATACTAATACTAATTATAATTATATAAAATTGTTAGTTTTACTAATTTTATTATTTTTATTGATAGTTTACATAATCAGGTAGGTAAATAATCAGGCTAACGCGTAAACGTAAAAAATCAAAAAACTTTACACATATAAATGTCAACTGACGTAAGTACTTTAAACCTTTCCGAGAATAGTGATGGTATGGTAGCATTAAATAATAACATGTCTACAAATTTCATAGAAAAAGGACAACAACCTNTTATAGAACCGCCGAATATTGTATCTGAAAAAAATATTGATTTTAAACAAAGTACTATGGACTCTACTCCAATTCAAGATGTTATGCAACCAGAATCACCACTCGAACCACCAATGATGGCAGTTGACCCACGAATGACACAGGCACAAGCGCAATCACCAATGATGGGTCTTCAACAACCAACCGAGTCTAGACAAAAAAATTCTAGTCAAAATCCATTTAATTTAACTGATGATCAGTTTCAAGCTCTCGTGGTCGCTGTTTGTACTGCGATAGCGATTAGTAAGCCAGTTCAAGAAAAACTCGCAAATTTCGTACCACAATTTCTTAACGACCAAGGGAACCGAAGTGCCGTTGGTTTGGCTTCGACTGGTGCAGTCGCCGCCGTAGCATTCTTTTTGTATAAAAGATACGCTTAATTAGAATTAAAGTGGGAATACATTTTATCACCACCAAACAAAAAATAAGAAATTATAAACCCAATGGTTAATCCCAATGCTCGAAGTCCAATAACAGTCACTGTACTCCGTGTATTTTTACCGAACCTAACAAAATCTTCTTTTATATTTTCGTTCGTTTCTGTAATTAAGAGTGTAAAAGCTAAACTTATTATAGTCGATATCAAAAGGAAAGGCATATCAAGGGAAAGACGTCCCCATACTTTACCACCTCTTGGCATCATACCCAAAACATTAGGTATAATAAGCAATAAAAAGATCACATTAGACCAATATTCACTCGCGAGTAGTGGTACACTCGATAAAGATAAAATTCCATTCCATAATAAAATAGCTTTTGCTAAATCAATTTTTGTCGCTGACATTATTACATTTACCTTAGATTATTTATCCTGGACGTGTTTACCACAAAATTTAGTTTTGTTTGGTATTTCTTTATAGATTCCGAGTTGGACGCACATATCTCTCAATTTTTTGAAATTTGTCCAATAATCTTTACTGTGTGAATACTCGTCGACCGTTGAGTGTGCGAGTTCGTGTATTAAAACGTGAAATATTTCGTTCGTATCACCGTCTAAGCATAAACCAATTTCATTACCTTTATTCGTGTTATACCCAATGTGCCCATTTGTCCTGTGATACATTGTTAATGGTACTTCGTGACGTAAAACTTTAAACTCACTATGTCCAGTTGTTTGTATATGTTCCCTGAGAATTCTATATTTTTCCCGTACTTCTTTTACCTTTTCGTTTTGTTTCGTAGTCATGTATATATACACGTTTATGATAAGTAGAAGTATAGCGAGTATCATCTTACCATAAACCTATATAAAAATACCAGGTAAATGTATATGAGTAACTCCAACCCCAATGTTCCCCAGGAACTTCGTAACCTCGGTGTTAGGAACATGAATATTACACGTCTTGATATATCACGTAAAAACTTAACCAATTTACCATCATCTATTGGTAAACTTAAAAAACTAGAGGAACTTTTTTTGGGAGATAATTTTTTAACCTCGTTACCATCATCTATTGGTAACCTTAAAAACCTTATGTATATTGATTTGGAGGGTAATCGTTTAAACTCAATATCAGAATCAATATTCAAACTTAAAAAACTTAAAGAACTTAAATTGTCTCAAAATCATTTAGAATCGGTACCACGACAAATCGGTAACCTTAAAAATCTTATGTATCTTGGATTGGCTGGTAATAAATTAACATCGATACCAAAAGAGATTGGTAAGCTTAAAAAACTCGATGTACTTTTTTTAGGATTTAATAAGTTAACCTCGTTACCAGATGAGATCGGTCGTCTTCCAAACCTGACATCCATTTATATACATAGTAACCCAAACCTTAGAATTATACCAAAATCACTTGATCGATCTGGTTTAAGAATTACTAAGAGTAGTTGGTCACGTTTTGAACATATACCACTTAGACCTGTACAACGTAGAAACGTACCCCTAAACACTAATCGTAACGATCATATATCTGGGCATATTTTTATTGTCGGTAATAATGCCTTAAACCTCGGATACAATAGGTACTTAACTGAAAAATCACTTCTAAACTGGATAAAAACGAAAAATAATAAAACTAATATCACTAATATTAACACTTTATACAGTCTTAGCCCAAATACAAATATCGTTGTAAATCCGTTTACACGACAACCACTATTGAGGAAAAACTTAAATTTCGTCAAGTTTGTAAAACCAAACAAACCAAACACACCGAACACTCTCGCGAAAAACCTAAACAAGACGAAAATAAATAACACACCAAACACACCAAATACGATAAGAAAAAAGGCGGGTAACGCCGCTCAGAGTAGACGTACGAATGTCAATAATAATAACTAATCATTTTTTATACACAAACCTAAATTTACTATACAAATCCGAAACCGGGTTCCCTTTAAGATCTTCCCACAGTGTTAAAGTAAACCCCAAATTTTCCATTCGCGTGAATAACATATCTTTATGCGCGATAGGTTCGACTTTTGGTCCGTCGGCATAATACGGCGTATCGGCTAAATGNACGTATAACTTTTCCCCAAAGTTCCCCGAACTCGTATGTTTCATTAGAAAGTAGTTCCCTAACTCNTCTTTTACGGGTGTGTTCATGATAATCTTATCGGAATTNGGTATGATCCCTATGAATTGACCCCCGGGTTTAAGTCTATTNTTAATTGCTAATAAAGACGTCTCGAATAACTTGGGTGATTCGAATATATAGTGTAACGCAAAGTTATAACATACGACGTCGTATTTCCTTTGTGGACACGCGAATATATCACCTTCATAAAAATTAACGCGTATTTTCATGTTCTTTGCGCGCGACCTAGCCTCCTTAAGTGAGTCTGGGTTCGGTTCACACATGCTTATATTTGCCCCGGCGTGTTTCCACTTTTGGAGATCACCGCCGAATCCACATCCTACATCCAAAATACTGTCGCCTTCGCGGGTAGCCGATTGGATGAGGAGACGCTTAGACTCGTTATGGTACTTACGTATCTCCT